AGAAAAATAATTAACAATATCATTTTGAATAATGTTTTTTATTTTTGCTTTAAGCATAATGTTAATCACAGTCTTGGTTTTTATGGGTTTTATCCCAGTAATATCATAACTAATTTGTGGATAATGTTGAAAAAATTCAGACATATGTTACGCTCCTTGTTTTATTCTTTCTCGATACATTACTTCTAGCTCCATAAACGAAAGTTTCATTGATATAGTTACTGGATATTGTGTACCATCAAAAAATAAAGGAACACTTTCTGTATTAAAGTCTAAATCACAACCAAGCAATACTGATTTCCCCACATTAAACATAGGATTTAAACCGGTAGAAGGTAATGCCTCACCATTAACATAAAATTCGATTGTAAATTGATCCGGATATCCAAACATCATTGAAGGTGATGTTTTAGCATCTCCTCCTCCATGAGAAGGTAACATAGCCCTTTTAAATGCATTCACAATTTTTAAACATGCCTTAGATTCATCTACATCTTGTGGTAACATCTGAAAACTAAAATCATGTGTTCTCATATCAGTAGGACCTTTATATGCAGCAACAATATAAGGATTGAGTACAGCTCCCTGTGCTCGTTCCATTATAGTTTTTGTTCCTTCTATTAAAACGTTCGCTTTCTCTCCCGCCTTAAGCATTCCCACTTTTCCTGATTCACTGCTCGCGGCTGACGACTGAGCACTCATAACGGCTTTCAAATTGTCAAGATTCATTCCTCCTGACTTCCCTTCGTTTTGCATTGCTTTAACAGCTTTATCCGCCATAGCTCCTAGTCCACCTAACGCGACTGATTCATATTCTGATTTATATGATGTGTTTAGAGCATCACCAGGAATATATAATGCTATATCAAGAGTTTTCTGCTGAGTTTTAAAACTAAACGCTTCAAAGGATATCCAATTGTCAGTACCACCACCATCACTCCAGTTTCCAATATCAGAGGGGTATTCATAATATTTTACCGGTGTTTGTGCTGAAGTAGTTGGGTCCATAATTCCAGTAGATGAATCATTAGCCAAAGTTAATGGCCCAACATAATCATAAAATTTTGCGGATTCTTGTACTAACTCACCTTTATCATCATCCCAAAAATATATAACTTCTGTGTAAATTTTCATTACGGACATCCTTTTGTGGTTGTTATTTTTAAACTATCTATATATTTATATGGCATACAAGGGAAAGTTTCGCCCACAAAATTATAAAAAATATAAGGGTGATCATACTAAAATTATTTATCGTTCTGGGTGGGAATTAACCTTCATGAAATACCTAGATAGGCAACCTGAAGTCTTGCGATGGTCAAGTGAAGAAATTATAATACCCTATCGTTCACCCATTGACAATAGAATACATAGATATTATCCAGATTTTTGGGTTAAAACTATTCAAGGTGAATCTCTAATTGAAATCAAACCTAAGAAACAAACAAAACCCCCTAAACCAAACCCTAAACATAGAAGAAGATATCTCAAAGAAGTAAAAACATGGGGAATCAATGAGGCTAAATGGAAGGCCGCGGAAGAACTTTGTGAAGTCAAAGGGTGGAAATGGCAAATAATAACAGAGGACACTCTAACAACTAAATAGTAATATGGCTACAGAAGTAGAAGAATCCTATTTGGATAAATTAAAAGACGCAATAAAAACTGATCAAGTAACTGCTAAAGCAAAAGCTGCAGGTAACTGGTTTCGCTCTATTGTCAATAGAACAAAAGGAAAGTTTTCTAAAGAAACTCCACAGAAGATACTTTCACGTTCAGAAAGTTTGGTATCTCAAAGTGTACTAGGGAAAATGTATTTCTATTCCTATGATCCTAAATGGAAAGATGATCTCCCCTGGTATGATACCTTTCCTTTGGTTTTTCCTATCGAAAGATATCCTGATGGATTTCTAGGACTAAACTTTCATTATCTTGCTCCAAAACATAGAGCTATATTAATGGATCAACTTAAGATGTTTGCTAATAATAAGAAGTATGATGAAACAACCAAATTAAAATTAACGTATAATATGTTAAAAGGATTCACCAAGATTAAAAGAGCAAGACCAACAGTACATAGATATCTTTCAAGTAAAGTTAAATCTAAGTATGTTCTTGTTAATGCAGATGAATGGGAAGTCGCACTTTTTCTGCCAGTAGAAAAATTTAAAAAAGCAAGCAAAAAACAAGTATGGGCTCATAGCGGAGGAATGTTTTAATGGCACACGGAGGACCACCTGGAACACCACATCAACAACCTTCAGGACCAGCAGATTTTGCAATAACTGATTTCATGGCCAAGTTGGACAATCTAGGAAGTTATGTAAAAAGAAATAGATATACGGTTGAAATTATACCACCAGAAACTTTACAGTCAGAAGTTCCAGTTTCAGGAATAGAATTTCTTATTAAAACTGTATCATTACCAGGTAGATCTCTTGGAACAACTACTTACAGAAGGGGTGGTAAATTTGGATTGGAAGTTCCTTATGAAGTAACAGAAGAACCTGTAGCACTTACTTTCTTAGGTACAAATGATTGGACTGCTAGAAAATTTTGGTATGATTGGCATGAACATATACAAAGTAACTCTTCGTATAATATGCGATATTATAAAGATTTTATAGGAACAGTTACAATTTCAGTTTATAATGAAGAAACGAGTATAGCGAATAATCCTACCCATAAAGTAAAATTACATGAATGCTGGCCGAAAAGTATAGGTGCAATAGAACTAGGATGGGATAGTACAGAATTAGTAGATTTTACAATAGATATTGTATATAGCTGGTGGACACAAGAATAAAAAATTATATAATTATTATAGGAGAATATTATGGCTTTACCAAAAGTAAACACACCTACTTATGAATTGACAGTACCCTCAACAGGGGAAAAAGTTTCATACAGACCTTTTCTTGTGAAAGAAGAAAAGGTATTATTAATGGCTGCGGAAGATCAAAACATATCTACCGTAACCAAGGCTATGAGAGATATTATATCTACTTGTACAGAAGGAGAAGTAGATCTTAAAAATCTCGCGCCTTATGATATCGAATATATTTTTCTTCAACTTAGAGGAAAATCGATTGGTGATGTAATAGATCTTAATCTAAAAAAACCAGATTCTATTGAATGTGAAGAATCTGAATGTCCTGGAAGCACTGAAATTAAAGTTAATATTGATGATATAAAAATTGATACTTCATCAATAATAGATTCCAAGATAGAACTAACAGAAGATATCGGTATAAAATTAGGATTTCCTCAACTTGATTCAATACAAAAATATACAACCAAAGGCAAGGCAATGGATGCCAGCGGAGTATTTAAAATGATTAATGATTGTATTGAATATATTTGGGAAGGTGATGAAATATACAAAGCAAAAGATTCTACTAAAAAAGAATTAACCGATTTTATTGAATCTCTTAATACTGAACAATTCAATAAAATACGAAACTTTTTTGAATCAATGCCGAGATTAAAACATGAAATTACGTGGACATGTCCGAAATGTGACAAATCAGCACCTTTGCTACTTGAGGGGATTGACTCTTTTTTCGGATAGGGCTGAGTCACGACACTCTGGCGAATCATTATCAAACAAACTTCGCTATGATTCAGCATCATAAATGGAGTCTAACGGAATTAGATAATATGTTACCCTATGAGAGACAAATATACGTAATGTTATTACAACAATGGATTAAAGAAGAAAATGATAGAGTGAAAGAACAAAACGCTAAACAAGGGAGAAGATAAACATGGCCGATGATCAAGGGGCAAGCGAAAAAACCTTAGATGCAGTTGCTAAGCAATTAGCGAATGTAAACTCAGGGATTAGTGAACAAGTTTCTCTGAGTGAACAAGCTGGATTCCACCAACGTAAAGCGATGGCCATCGCTGCAGATAGTGCAACAGAACTTGCTCAACCGGTTGCTACATTAGTTCGCCAAGGTGAAGCTCAAATCGAAGCTGCACAAGATGCTGCCAGATCTGCAGCGGAGGCCGCGAGAGAAGCGGCCAGAAAAGGAGATGGAGATGGGCCGGAGATTGCAGTAAAAATAGAAATGGAAGAAGAGAGCGGAGGACTATTCAAGAACATGAAGCTTGGTAGTTTGATAAAGACTTTTGGAGGATGGATTTTTTCGGGACTATCCGCTGCATTTACATGGTTAAGTACTTCTATAGGTCCTTCACTTCTAAAATTTGTAAAAGGCTTCAGCCCTTGGGCTTTAATCATAACAGGTATTAGCTTGGCTATTAAAGATGGTATTGCGGGAATGTTTGCAGCAGAAGATATGGGAGTTTCTAAAACTGCAGGATTTATTGGTGGATTTCTTGGTGGTGCTGCTAAAGGTGGAATTGCAAATGCATTTGCAAATGCTGGTAAATGGGCTTTAGTTGGTGCTGGTATAGGAGCCTTGCTGGGCGTAGGAATTTTTAGTATTCCAGGCGCAATTATTGGTGGTTTACTTGGTGCAGCTCTTGGTGGAATTCTTGGATACATTGGTGGTGAGAAAATAGCAAAAGGAGCGGACGAGGTTGGGGGTTGGTTCAAGAAACAATTTGATAAGCTTATCATGGCTCCAATCAAAGCAATATGGGATGTAATTGCACCAGATTGGATTAAGAATATTGATTTTACTTGGGACGATCTAATGCCTCCAGCTCTCACAAAACTATTTAGTGGAAAATATTTTACTGTAGACTTCCCAAAATTTACATGGATGGATCTATTTCCAAAATTCTTAGTTGATCTATTCAACAATATAAAGGTAGCCGGAAAAGATGTTTCCTTTGGATGGAAAGATTTACTACCAAAATTTCTTGTTAAGTTTTTTGCGGGTGAATACTCTAAAGAAGGTTCATTTCAATGGTCTGATCTCCTACCTGAATTCATCAACAAAATAATTGGTGTAGCTACAACTGGATGGGAAAAAACTGAGTTTACATGGAAAAGTCTTGTTCCAAATTTTATTGTTAAACTTATTGAAGGCACAGAAATAAAGCCCACAGGAACATTCAGTTGGAAAGATTTAGTACCAGGCTTTGTTTGGAAACTTGTTGATGGGGCTACTGCTGCAGCAAAAACTGATGAGGGATTTATATGGTCTAATCTTCTCCCAGATTGGTTAAAGGGTGCGTGGGATTCTACAGTAGGATTGGCCAAACAAACTTATTTTGGATGGAAAAATCTTATGCCAGATTGGTTACAGCCATACATCACTACAGCAGAAGGGGGAGTATCCAAAGCTTTAGGAGTAGTGGGTTCATGGAATTGGAAATCTCTCTTACCAAAATTTATTCAAGATTTCATTACTGATCCTACACAACTCGCAGGAGATGAATATAAGTTTAATTGGAAAGATCTCTTACCTGAATTCATTAGAAATTTACTCGGCGACAAGAAAATTGATTCGGTTGTAAAAACGGCCGGTCTAGCTATGGATTGGTGGAAGTCTCTACTTCCCGATTTCATTGTAAATATAATGGAAGGTAAGTCTCCATTCGCAGACAGAGATGAAAGTACAGACCTGAAGAAGGCACAAGAAGCCAAAGATAAACTTGGAGCGGGTATGAGTGAAACGGCTGCTGTGTTAGGTCTACCCTCCGGTGAAGAAATGTTAGCTGGTGTTGATTGGAGTACGTTTGATTTTGGAACTTGGTTTATGGGTTCACTAGACTTAAATATAGGCCAAAAACTTAAAGGAATGTTAACAGATGTTATAGGATTTGCAGAAGGTGGAATAGTAGGAATGGGTCCAGTAGGTGAAAAATCTATGGCATCAGCTATGGGCCTTGAAAGTGGTGGATTGTTTACTCTGTCACAGGGGGAATTCGTTCTTGACAATCAAGCCGCACAAACATTCTTACAAGCGGCTATGATATTAAAAGGACAAGATTTGAGTGGTATGTCCCTTGCAAATTTACAAAGAGATAAAGTTGAAGCGGGAGTGGGGGGAACAACAATGATTGTTAATAATACATCAACTAACCAAGTGAACTCTTCTCAGCCTGTAGTACTACCGGTCATGTCACCTAGTCCAGCTAGTCCAGAGACAAGGATGAATGGATAGCAATTAAGTTTTATAATATCCATCTGACAAATAGTAAATAAGGGCGTCAATCAAATCAGGGTCTCCCCATGATGATGCCGCCCATATTACTAACAGAGCACAGAATAAAAATCCAAACATATTACTTTCACTACTCATTATTCTTGTTCAGCCAATTTTGCAAAGTATGAAAATTCTCCTGTATCACCAGCAGATTCTGCAGTTGTAACACTTTCAACAACAGGATCTACATGTGGAGTAGTCATAGGTTTGCCACCATCAAAAGGTGCATCGAAACTATTAGACTTTGGTGTCGGCGTATCAGTTGTTACTCCAAGTACTCTATCCAATTTCTCTTTCAACTCTGCATAAGTCTTAAAGTTCTTTGGATCAGTAAAGTCTTCCAATGAATGTTCTGTTTTCCAAACTGTCTCCATCTTATTCTCATCTTCATCAAGAGGAGCTGGATTTTCGAATTCACTCTTATCATAATTTGAAAACCCATCAATCTTACGAATCTTTATTTTGAAATTCGCCCCTTCCCATAAATCAAAGGGATTGACTGGAGTTTCATCTTCGAATTGAGGATTCATCTTATCATTGAGTTTGTCCCAGATTTTCTTCCCATACTTGTACAGGCGAACCTGATTTTCGTTCTGAGGATTTGCTGGGTCTTTGAGAACATAAACATTTGAGACATAAGTAAGTCTACGTTTCTGTTTACGGGCGATCTCTTTGTTCGCCTCGATACCTGAGTTCCAGAGTTGTGAATTATGTTCACTTACTGGATCTTTTTGACCAAGAGTAGTCAAAGAGTTTTCAATGTACCATCCACCGGGTCCTTGAAATCCATGATTCCATGAACGTGACCAGGGGAGATCTTCTCCATCAGGCGCGGGGAGGAATCGAACAACGGCCATTCCATTGCCTGACTTGTCCAATTCTGGACGCCAGAAACGATCATCATCACCTTGACCTTTTGTGGGGGAATTTATTTTTGCGGTTTCTTTTAGGAGGGATTGGAGTTTATCTCCACGTTTTTTCTTCATATCTGCGAACGACATATGTTTCCTTTCGTATATTTCGTATTGCGTTGTATTAATTGTATTGCGATTTATTTCACTTAATCATTATATAGTTATATTATAACATACTTTTTTGATTTGTCAAGTACCTATTACCAGCACCATGCAACAAAGGAATATCTTGTTCCTTCTTTTATTGGCATAACTTCATGAGGATACATAAAATTAGAAGGCCAAATCAATAATGAATTTTTTTTCATTTTCATTTTGTTTCCACATAATAAAAATTCTCCACCTATAAAATCATCATTTAATAATCCAACCATTGATAAAATTGGAATACCTTTTTGTTCACCATCAAAAAGATTACGAATATGATCAATATGTGGTTTCATTAAAGAATTAGAATTATATTTATTGAATCGTACATCAGATATATTTCTAAGTGCACCATCTTTAAATTGATCATTATCAATGTAACTAAAGTATTTTTTAATATATTTTTCTAATACATCAAAAATTTCTGATCCTATGTCAAGCTGTGACCGCCAAACTACTTTTACGTTATCACTACTGACATATTCTCCCCAATTATCTTGCCATTCATGGGTTTGCCAATTAATATCTATACCAAAAATTTTATCAGTCATACTTGTAACAGATGAATCAAAAGTTGTATGAAAAATATAATCTGATATTTTATCTTTAATCATTAAATGGGAAGTTTAGATGTTTTCTCAATAAGATGAAGATTTTCAGCTTCTTCTTGTATATGTTGTTTGAGTTTACCACCAACCATTTTGCCAGCAGTTTCTGGTTCTAATTTATTTTCTTCACAGTAAAACATAATTGCATCTATATAAGTCATCTTGGTTTTTTGAACCAACTCCTCTATGTTTCCCATGAATAACATAGAATTATTCATTTTAACACTTGCCATTATAACGTTGTACCATTGTTTGAATTCAGAGTTTCAGACTCCTTGTGTTCAGGATCATCTTTATCTTTGAACCAGTAATCCGTACTTTTCGCTAGGACCGCCACGTAGGCTCCAATCAAAATATTTACCAGATCCCGTGAATCAGCTTTTAATTCTGTAAAGAACAATAACCAAATTAAAAAAATGAATGTTCCTAAGATAGTTACAGACAAGAAAAATCTTGCCATAAAATTCATTTTTTTGCGAGATTCTATAGACTTATTTCCTGTAACTTTTATTTGTTTTGCTTCTTCATCTATATCCATTATGTTTCTCCTTAATTGTTTTTACTGTTTCATTCCACACGGCCATTAAATGAAATCATTATACGTTCTTCATCACTTGAAAAAGGATATACTGTATGTAATAATCTTGATGGCCATAAAAATATATCACCTGTTTTTGGAGAACTACTTGTAACTGTTCGAGCATCAGACATAATCCAATTTATATTACCTTGTGGTTCTGGTAAATTGTGTGGAACATCTAAATAAACAGCTCCACTTACTTGAGACCCCGATTTTCCAATATGGTCATGAAGAAGCTGAAAATCTCCAGATCTCATTATACTATACCACGCTGATAACAACTTAGGTATATGAGTTTCTTCTGAGTAAGTATTACTCCATTGTTTTATTATTTTTAAAAGAGTATTACCAACTATAAAATCTTCTTTCAACCATTCAGATGAAAATAATTCTAATTCCCCTTTTACGATACTATTATTTTGTATATCATATACTTCTTCAGCTTCACCTTCTAGACCATCGCTTCTAGTAATGACTGATTTACCATTCGATGATTTATTCATCCTATGAATATTAATACAATCTAAAAGTTCTAATCTAACATTTTCATCAAGTATAAAATGGTGAAATTCTTCTGGCTCGGATTGCTCAGCCGTGTTCTTCATATTTAACACCTTGTTGTTCTAGAAGCACTTGTCTATTTTTCATGTGCTCCTCTTCAATTTCTTCTTTACTTCCACCAAAATATCCTACTGCGTAACCACTTTCACACATCCATTTGTTTAAGTTAGTCCATCCACCAAATTCATGTCCGTCTTCAGTACAATTGATCCAAAGTTCTCCTAATACTCTACCGAACTTACCTCGGCTATCCGACTCTGGACATCGGCATTGGATTTCAATATCATCTCTGTCTGATATGACTGCCCAATGTACCCACGATTTGAGGGCTGCCGATGCGAGTTTTCCATAAAACTTTTCTTCCAAATCTCTTGTTCGTGATTCGGGGGTGTCGATTCCGAGCAGGCGGATTCTATTGCATATCCGTACATCAAACCCCAAATCAAAAACTGCATCAATAGTATCTCCATCGACAACTTTCTCTACTGCGGTTATGTTGTAAATAAATTCACAAGGATTTTCATTTATATATTCAGCCACGTTTATTCTCCCAATCTATTTTCCATTTATCATTTATAAGTGCTACTTTAACTCGACCCAAATCTTCTGATTCAGGATAAAGATATGTATATCCTTGTCCACCATAGTTAGGATTAACTTCATGAGGTTCACCCCTTTCGATTCTTCCGGCCAAGTCTATCAATTCATGAGTCTCTATGTATTTTTCAAATACTTTTCTTTCACCAGGAATTAATTCAAATCTAGCCACTTCTGTTCTGTAACCACCTTTAAACTCTGACATAAATTATCTCCTACTGAAAGTTTATAATAGTGGGGAGTTCTTCTGTTCCCAAGCGACTCCCCGAAAGTATTACCCTTCTAACTCGGCTATAGTCTACGCAGCGAGTGCGTAAGAGTATGCAGTATAATCGTCATTGTTTGCGATTAGTTTGATGGACCGTTACGGTGGTGCCTCTACCGAATACCTCTATATCTACCTTCACAATCAATCGAAATCTATTTCAGCCCCATCAACGAACTACAGATAATAATTAACAATAATATATGCGGCTAATACCCAACCGCTTATAGCTATAGTTGAAAGTATAAGTTTCTTATTGTTATTCATATTTCTATAATCCTTTGGTGGAGCTGATCGGAATCGCACCGATGTCTTAACTGTTATCTAGATATGTCAACAGTATCAGTTATATTTAGTTCATACAATTTCTTGGCTTCCCATATTTTATCTGTCCAATCATCTCGTTTCTCTACAAATAATTGGGGTTGTTCATTATCAACGGCAATGATTACTACTACTTGTGGAACTGGTATCTTTGTTAGTTCCTCATATGCTACTGCGTAAAAAGCACATTGTGCAAAATAACTTTCACACCAATCTTTCTTCTTGGTTCTGTTACTAGTCTT